GCACGCACACGTCGTGGCGCAGGCAACTGGGTTGTTGTGAGCCCAACCGCTCTCACCATACTACAGTCTGCAACGACTTCTGCGTTTGCACGTACCACGGAAGGCACGTTCGAAGCTCCAACCAACACCAAGTTCGTTGGTACTTTGAACAACAGCATGCGTGTTTACGTCAACCAGTACGCAAGCGATGCTACCAACGTTCTCGTTGGTTATAAGGGTCCAGGCGAAATTGATGCAGCAGCTTATTACTGCCCATACGTTCCGCTAACGTCTTCAGGCGTTATCATTGATCCGAATACCTTCGAGCCAGTAGTCAGCTTCATGTCACGTTATGGCTACCTAGAGCTTACCAACACGGCAAGCAGCTTGGGTAACGCAGCTGACTACCTCGCTGGTATCGCGATCAATACGGCGCATTTGAAGTTCTTGTAGAATTACATATACTTGTTGCAAAAGCTTCAAGTGTTACTTCAACAGAATGGGAGCCTAAGGGCTCCCATTCTTGTTATCTGCACTAGAATAAATCAAACCCTTGGCGTTTAAGCTGATCGTGCCAATCTGGTACCAGTTTATTGGTTACAGCGATGCGATATATCCTGTAACCGTTGTTTTCAGCTAATTTGTCTTTGCCTCTATCTCTTTCGATTACCCTCTCTAACATGATGATCCTATCTTCTTCTGATGCTTCAGGACCACCAAACATAAACATCGGATCTCTGTGATACGGGCCGTCTATCTCGACCAAGATATCTTCGCCTATCTTGAAATCATACACCCTGTTGGTTAGATGGAAGCTCCTGATATACGAAACATTGCGTCTGTCTAGCTCGGCTGCAAACTCGCGTTCTGGTCGTGTATTAAACAGTTTAGGAACAAGTTTATCAGAATTCTCCTGCATGTATTTCAACCTTGCTTGGCTGTAGCGTTCGCGTTGTTCGTCTGTGGCCTTGCTACCTCGCCGTGCAGCCCACATCTGTTCAACCTTAGCCTGTACCATCTCGGGTGACCTAGACTTAGCAATATCGCTCATCTTCTGCCTGAATGCCGCACCCCTGTCCTTGCCCAGCATGGGTGATCCATTCTCTTCGATGTATCGCGCATAGCTCTCTCGCCACTTATCAATCTCGTTGGCTGTACGAGTTTTGCCCTTGTGCTTTGAACCAATCTTAGCTTTGGTATCATCACTGTGTTTGTATCCAGTTCGACTGACACGCATCTTAGCGCGAGTCTCTTCACTGACCGGTTTTGGTTTGCGAGTATAGTGTCCAGGAAATCGTTCTCTGTATTCTGCGGCTGTAATACCATGTGCTACGAGGTGCTTACCTGATAGTGCTCCGAGCAGTCTCTTGCATATCTGGCATTCGATCATTTCTCGACCTATAATTTAAGTGTGCTGTATTTATTGTAATAAATCAAAAACCTCAAGATTGCTCTTGAGGTTTTCTGTTATGTAGGTTACCGGACTGTTACAGTATAATGTAACATTACATATCCTGTGTCAATGGTATTGCATGTTAGAAAAAGAACTGAATCTAATAGTATATAAGCCGGGGTACGGTGGCCGGTTTATTTCTGGTTTGTTGTCGTTGGACGAATCGATATATCCTCCATTCTTCTTAGATTACGACAAAACAGCAAGTAGGAAAACGATATTTTCATACAAAGATCTTCGTAAAAATCATAACAGTTGGTCAGAACATCATAATCTTAGATCTGATACGTTATATCAAAGTGTGTATCTTGAAGAATTTAGCAACAGTGAACACAGATCTTGGGTAGCTGCATTGCATCCTCATGAATACTACAATTGGTTTTTTGAAAAATATGAGGTAACAATCAGAAATAAAATTGGCAAAATAAATTACATACACATTCAATTGAGTGATCATTTAGAGATAGCAATAGACAAATTTAAGAATCATAATAACGGTTTTCCAAAACTTAGAATCGAGGAAAACGAATTAGACAGCAGATATGCATATGAAACTAATCCGTTTGTGATTAATCTTGATAATTTTGTACTAGGCGAAGAAACCTTTATTCCAGAATACAGAAAAATATGCGACTATGTGCAAATACCGTATCAAATAAACGATGCATTAGAACTATACCGAGATTGGTATCTTGAAAGAAAATTTCTAGAATATCTAAGTTAGTATGTTGGTTGAATTAAGCAATGCTATAGATATTGCCGCGTTATAATGATTTAGTGTACTATAAATATCAATATGATTGGGGCAAGTGATGAGATTACGTGACATATTGACCGAAGGTGGTAATCAAATACCAGGTGCCAGAGACGTTCCAATAGACCAAGTACAATCTGTTGTAGACAAAGCAGTTAATGTTCTTCCTCCTATCCTTCGTGTAAATCTAGCCAAAGATATAGGCTCAGCTGGATTCAAGAAAGTGCCACCAGGTGATATTGATCTGATGATTGAATCGGATGATCTGATCAAGCAGTTTAAGACAGCTGGCGAGAAAGATCCTGTGAAATCTGCTAAGAAAGCATTAGAAGCATACCTCAAGCAAAAAGGATACGAGTCAAACATGAGCGGTCGAAACGTGCATGTTGGCATACCGTTTGACGGAGGTATCGCTCAAGTAGATTACATGGTCATAGAAGATGTACCGACAGTAGCACCATATCATCAACATGGTCCTCGCGGCAGCTACGACGATCCGGATTTCAAAGGCAGCGACATATTCATAGTGATGAACAGCATAGGCAAAGCACTTGGTCTCAAGTTTGATGCGTTCAGTGGCAAGTTGATGCGCAGAGATGATAACACCGTGGTTGCTAAAGACAGGGATGCTGTGGCAAAGACATTGCTGAATCCAAGTGCAACAGCTGATGATCTAAACTCTGTAAAGAGCATAGTAAAAGCCTTGGAAAATGACCCAGCGCGAGATGCTAAGCTAGCACAGGCCAAAGAGTCGGCTGCTAAAGGTATCATAAATCTACCTAATGATCTACAGTGACGATACGACAGATTCTATATCATCAACAGTGCTGCGAACAGTATGATTATCTAGCACATATTTTTTAGCAGCTGGTAAATCATAGACTATTGGATCAAAGCTTTTCAGCAAGTTTATTAGCTGCCCATCTGTCTGATAGGTCTGCCCAAACTTGTTAAGCATAGCAGCACCGGCTATCTGTCTCGATATCCACGGAGTTTCATTTAGCATGCTCTCTAGAATTACCAAACCAAAACCTTCTTGATTGCTGTGCATTAGATAGCAGTCAGCTTCTGATATTGCACTTAGCACATCTGCCTTGTCGTCTATCAACAGAGGCACAACATTGTTGCTAGTAGCAGGCATGAGATCCATGCGATTGTCATAACCACAGGTTACTAACACAGCATCGTTGAGCTCAGCACGCTTGAACACTTCAGCTAGCTCACGCATCTTCTTGTTGGGCCAGTAACCGCCGCAGCTGAGGAACATGCGCTTGGTTATACCATGCTTGGACTTAAATCCCGGTTTACCCAAGCTTTCGTTGAGTTTGATTCCGTGTCGCACACGCTTGGCTTTGTTGCTCTGTCCATGCTTGCGTATGTGATTGATGTCATCTGGTGTGCTCCAACCTAGGTATGCACACTCTTTTAGGGCTGTAACACATACATCGCTATTGCTGGGTAATATCAACATATAAAGTATAGGACTTGGTATGCGAGTAGCATTGCTGAGCACGAAATTCTGTAAGCCAACGTCTCCACCGTGTACCACTATGAGATCCCAAGGCCAACCCAGTATCTGTGGATCACTGGTAACCTTCACACTGTTGTAATCGCCTTGATGTTCACCAGCAAACACTGTGACTTCGTGACCACGGCTCAGCGCTTCTTCGGCCATGGCAGCTGTATAGTATTCACTTCCGCCTGGATACGGGGCATATCTGTGTACTGCGAAAAGTAATCTCATTTGTATACCTCTATCTTCTGCAGTGCAGTATGTAACCAAGGTTCTGGACGCAGATTGGCTACATCTCCTTCAAACTTGTCTCTAGGCCAGCTCCAGTTGGTGTTCATCGCTAGATAATGAGCATAATAAAGATCAGTGCTCTGGCCAGCGGGACCAGATATCTGATGCACTCGCCACTGATACTGCATGCATTTTTGTGGAACTAACATCCATTTGTTGCCTATGCCGCGCTTGTTATTATCATCCATGCAGCAGTAGTCTCTAAACCTACGTGATTCTAATGGTAATTCATACGCACCTTTGTTTTTTGGTACATCGTGCGGTTCAATCCACTTTCCCAGATAGTACAAGCAATGCTGCACACCTTGATCTAACTGAGCTCGTATCTGTTCTAAGCTAGGGCCTTTGGTCACTATCAGCTCGTCTATGTCATTGTTGAGAACCATGCTGGCATTGGTGAGATAGCGATACTTGGCATGTTCTAGCATGCAATATTGTCCGTAATCACTATCCCAAGGCGCATGATCGCTGCCCTGTGGACCGTATGGATAGGGCCATGGCACTATCTTCAGCTTGAGATAATCTCTGCTGAGACGATGGTCTAGTTCACCTACGGTGTAACTGCTGCTGGCATTATCATATATTAAGAATCCATCTATGCCATGCACGCGATAGTGATAGTCCATCCATTGCTCAATCCATTCAATGGGATTATCCTTCTGCAGAGTTACCATGACCTTGTGACCGTTGAAATAACCATCGTTGTGGTTTACAGCAATTGGCAGAGGATCTGTGTTCTTGCTAAGCAAAACGATGTGAGAATCTATCTTTCTAGTTTGCACCACCGTGTAACTGACGCGATCTAAATCATAAAACTGATAGTTGAGCAGATTGTTGTCACTGTCTCCAAACCCTGCATTGTCCTTTAACCAATTCTTAGCATCATAGATAGGCGGACCTATCAGTATGGTCTGATACTCGTTGAGCTGAACGCAGTCATACCATAGATTGTGCCAATCGAAGTTATCATTGAACTTCATACCGCCACAGTAGTCTATGCGCTGCTCTGGCAATCTAGCTGGCTCTCGCTTGATAGGCCAAGTTGTTGGAAACTTTACAGTGGTTACTGGATCTATCATACTAAACGCCTCAGATCTTCTATGTGCTTATGGTAGCGCAGCTCATTGGTTATGTCATGGTACACTGGGT